AAATGATAATGTCTGTGCTATTCTCTGGAACTGGCCACAGTTTTACAGTTGGCGTTACTTGACGATCTACAAAAAACTGAGTGGGACGAGCCTCTGTTGTTTTTGATGGAATGGATAGATATTCATCTCGGCTAGCTCTATTCATTGAGTAGTCTGTGCCGCTTCTGCGCAACGATGCTGACAATACATCAATAACATCTGCGCCAAGAGTATAGTTTCCAGTTCCCTGAACAAGAGCTAGTGTGCGCTGCTCAATTGTCCACTGGTTTAAGCCACGGTTTGCCCAATCAGCAAGCATCAGGTTTAAAGATCTGCGAGCTGTTTTTAAGTCATAGCCAGTGCGGACTTCAAGGCCGCAACGCTCAAAAGCCTCTTCAATGTAATCACTTACATCAAGCTCAAAATTAGTAGACCCAGATACGGCCATTTACTTTTTCCTCTTCAAAGGCTTAACGCGCCTTGGCTTTCCTGCCGGTTGACCTAGACGCTTCTTCTGCGATATTCTACTACGCTTTTCTGCCGCTGTCATCTCTCCGCTTGTTTTCGGGGTCTTAGAAGACACGCGCTTGGAGGGGCGGCAATATGGAGTACCCCGTTTTTCACCCTTGCTACGCCCACACGCTTTCCCCGTGCGAACATCCTTCCACTCCTCTTTGAACCACCTCTTGAGAGCCGCTCCTTTTTTAGTTTTTCGTACTGCCATATTTCGTCCATACCTACAAAACAACTGCGAACAAATAAACAAACATTCCAACAGACATAATTATAACGCTGGCCACAAGAATTAACTGCTTCATCATTTCTTCAAATTCTTTAGCTTCTTGTAGCTTTTTTCTACGTTCAGCCGCCGCTGCCTCTTTAGCTTCTTGTATACGTTTAGCTCTTTCAGCAACAATACCTTTCCACGTTCCGTGACCAAATCTCATATCGACTAAAGTAGCTACTTCTTGCAACTTTTCCGCCGCAATTTTGGCGTCTATCATTTCTTTTGCAACAGTGTCTACGCCAAATTGATCGCCCAATCCGCCACCGGCTTTTTTGTTTCTGGCTTGCTGTGCCTCTTTTTCTCCACGAAACAGATCATCAATCTGACCAGCTATTTGGCTAATATCCTGAACCGTAGAAATGTTGCTTTTTATGAATTCAACGGACTTTTGAACAAGCGCAATACCAGTTAAAACTTCAGCTATCATTTACCGCTTTTTGGTAGCCCTGCCCTTGCTGCCTCCTTTCTTTGATTTTGTCCCCCAGTTTTTAGCACCAACCTTACGACATTTCGCTAATGCACCAGACGCATAAGCGGAAGGCCAGACTTTATATCTACCCTTTACCTTGCTGTAGCAGGCATCTTTTTTAGAGCCGCCCTTACTTACTTGCTTGGACATGGAACTGCGCGAGATTGCCATTTTTCTTCTCCAAAAAATCATCCCACAAGACACTTAACATCTTGTGGTTTTCCTCCACCTTCACTGTTATCACAGCCGTGTCTGTTTTTAGGTCAACAACATTGTTACCAACCCAATATAAAAAGCTGACCAAAACTCCAATTATGGCTGTACTGAGTACGCCAGCAATTGCTAAAATAATCTTTTGATCCATTGTTAACACTTCCACCTCCGTCTGGCTTGTCGTAGGCGGCTATTTGGATCTTTTGCTGCCTTTGGAAACTTTTTCATTTGGCCAGCGCTGCGAGCGCAAAATGACTTACGCCGCTTTGCGTCCTTACTGCCTTTTTTAACCTTGCCGGTTACGGCTGTTTTTAGCTTGCTACCAGGGTTTTTACGGCGGTAAGCTTTGACACCCTTTTCAGTCATGCCAGCGCCTGACTTAGTTTTGCGGTAGTTACCGCCTTTACCAGTGGTTTTGCGTATTGGATTCTCTTTTTTACGAGCCATTTGTCCAATCCTCGTTTTCTATATAGACAAACTCCATTGACGCGGAAACATTAAAGTCAACAGATCCAGAAGAGGAAAACGCCCTCATCTCCAAGTCTGTTTTTTCTGTAAACTTTAACGGGAAAGTATAAAATTGTTCGTGTGCGCCATCTGTAATAGTAAATCTTTCTTTTATTTGAAACACTTCCCCATAAGGTCTAGCAACAAGACTAGCGTTTAAAATAGCTTTGGTGTTGGTGGAGGTTCCTGTAGATAAAGACATTTTTGTAAGGAACGCTGTATATCCTGCGGGAACTGTCCAAAGACTCATCAATGTTTGGTTGTCGCCATCACCATTGATGGTGATATAGATATTAACGGGGACTCCAGCGGTCACTGTGCCTGTTCCTGCGTAAATTGTACCAGCATTTGCGCCACCACTACCTGCGCTGCGAACAATACCGCGATTTATACGGAGGTAAGATTTTGTGGTGTTAACAGCAGTTTGCCCATTCAGCGTAACAACTTCGTTTATTTCGTTGTAATCGGCGTCTAGGCCAAAAACTTCTACGGTTCTTGCACCAGTTCCTGCGGCAGTGTCATTAGCTGAACTGCTTGATATAGTCATTACTGTGGCTGATGCGGGGTATGAATACAAACCACCTTGTTCCCAGATGGTTTCTTTTGTGGATCCAACAGCAGCGTTGTAGCCAAATTTGAAGACAGTTTTATGACCCGGAATCTGCCCACGAGCGACCTGTAGCTCAAACGGTTCGCTTGTGCCGACTTGAGATATAGATCTTATCTCGTGGACAGACATTGTTTTACGCCAAAAAGATTGTTAGTTCGGCACCTGTACCCGAGATTGCGCTTACATAAACACCGCTTTCAGCAATAATGCCATCACCCGGAATGTTCAGAGCGTTCTGACCGGCTGGGAATTTTTGTGTAAGCAATGTCGCACCGCCGTTGCCGTCGGTTAGCGTAAACGCACCAGCAGCGGTAGCGTACATAACAATCTGTTTAATGCGTGAGCGACCCGGACCTACTGCCCCCGTCGCTGTAGCACTATAGGCTTTTACTGGACCAGCCATTTAAGCCTCCTATTAAGCAGTGGCTGTTGCGCCAGTATCTACACGAATCCAGTTTGAACCGTCAGAAAACACAAGGTTTCCGGTTCCAGCGCCAGCACCTTCCGCAACCTTACGAGCATTTGATACATAGTAAATGTAGCCTTCGTTGTCGGCTGAAGCGGTTGGTAGGTCTGCAAAAAGGATTGGGGTGGCCCAGAAGGCGGTATCTACCTTCAGTGGACCTGAAAAAGTTGTACGAGCCATTTAGATCTCCTGTCGTGGCTAGTGTCAACCGCACCGTGCGGTTGTCAGGGATGACTTATTATACACAAAAAAAGGGCGGCTGAATAGCCGCCCTTTAATATCTTTGTACCTACACTTATGCGCCCGGTGAACCGAACACAGCGCGTGGGTCTGAGAAGCCGAAGCTGTAACGCTCACGAGCCTTAAACCGCATGTTGCCAGTGTCGAAATCTGGATCCATTGCAGTTGACAGAGCCATACGCTCAAAGTGCTTGAAGCCGTTTGGCGCATCAGTCTTGATGAAGAATGCGTCTGGATCGGTCAGGAAGTCGTTGACTACATAACCCTCTGGAAGCATGCCTGAAGACTTGATTGCGTTGATGTCGTTGTCGGCAGTTCCAACACGGAGGTTAGATACCAACAGACGCTCGGCAACAAACTGTAGCTGGCGAGGAATGATCAGCTTCATGCCTTTGAGGGCAACGATCAAACCACGCTCGTCAACAAAACCGGCAATGCTGATAAGAGCGTCCTCAAGTGAGGTTTCGTTCAAGTCAGCGGCAGTGCCCGGCTCGTTAGCAAACGTGCCACCTGAAGTCAGCGGGTGTGATGCATCACAAAGAGCAACACCGTCACCGCCAGCAAATGCACCAGCAGTAAATGCGTTGTTCAGGATTGATGCAGCTTTAACCTGCTTTGTGTGTGCCATTGAACGAGCCAATGCACGAGTGTAGCGAGAAGCCAGACGATCATAAAGATTGTCCTCGATAGCTTCTTCAGTGATTGAAAAGGCCATAGCCACTGTCTCGTGGTTGTAACGAGCAGTGTAAGCTTCGTTGGCATCGTCGTAAGACACGCCTGTGCCTTCACCTTTAACAGGTGCTGCACCGAAACCTGAAAGCATTACCTCTTCCTCGAATGCCCGGTCAGATGACTCGGTATCGAAGATTTCAGCATGCTGACCTTCGTAGCGGGTGTATTCCATACCAAAGAGAGCGTTTAGACCCGGCTCTAGTTCTTTGGCAAGTTGTGCGCGAGAAATAGCCATATCTATACTCCCTTAAGCGATTGCGGCTTCAGAATTAGACTGAAGCAGTGCGTGGTTGTTAAGCATCACAATCATTGGAATACCGGCGGCTGTAAAGTCTTGATTTTCTGCATCATCAAGAATGCCAACAATCTTCAAAGGAAGAGAAGCGTTGGCCGCGTCAAGAGTTGCAACATCAAGCTGTGCGCTAGAAATACCAGTAACTGTGCTGCCGCTTGCACCATTATTGAACTGAGAGTTCTCAAAAATGGCAGCTATAGCAGTAGCTTTGTCTGTGATTGTGGCATCTGTTGCAATTACAAAACGCTGCATCGGGTTGTCATACACATATCCGATAATATCGAAGTTTGTGTTTGCACCTGAACCGGGCCAGTAATTTGAAAAGACTTTTTTGCCAGTCACAGAAGAAACATATTCACATCCAGCGAACACGCCTACGGGAGCTTGAGTGTCTCCGGTTGCAGAACAAACAACGATTTCTCCACCGTTGTCAGCCTTTACCATAGAACCCTGATAGATCGCGCTTGCGGCACTGTCAATGAAGTATGCATTTGTACCGCTAGTAGCAGGTGTGCTACCGGCAGTATTGATCGGCTTGAGGCCGAAGGCAACATTTGTGTTTGCCATTTCATACTCCTAAAGGTTGTGGGGGTTAATCCTTGCCCCCAAATGATACACGACTTTTCCTATCCGAATGAATAGGCATTGAGGGATGCTGTTCCCTCATCAGGTTTTGGTCAACGGCGTCCATTTGTTGACGGGTCTGCTCCCGGAAATATTCAGTTCTTTCTTCTACCGTTTCCTCGGGGATACGGGCAAGCATTAGTCCGCCTACACCGATTACACCTGCATGCTGACCGTCATCAATGGTGGGGTATTGCCCAGCCATCTCAGGGTACTCGTCAGCCCGTACAGGCTCCCATCCTTCCCGAAACTTGGCATTCACATTCATTTTATCATCTTCACCGCGAAGTGCAGTGCGAATCCAACGATGCTTGTACCCTGCCGGGGCTTCGGGTGCCTCCAACTTTGAAGGCGGTGCCCAAGGCTTACGCCGCTGGGTCTTTGCGCGAGTTGCCGCTTCGCGTGGCGTTCTTGAAGAATCAGTCATTTCTTACTCCTTTACATATTTTGCATATTCTTCGAGCGGAACATTTAACCGCTTCGCAATCGCAATCTGCGAAGGTGTTAATTTGACTGTTCTGCGCCCCTTCTTAGACGGTGCTTTAGAAGCACTGGACTCCGCAGAGGCGACTCGGGGTCCCGTATCACCGCGTTTGACTTCTGCAAATTTATGCGGAAAGTCTCGGCGGATCCTCGTGTCAAGTTCATTATAGTAGTCATCGGACGCTGGGTCAAATCCTTCGTCCTCAATTAATTGCCTATGAATGCCAAAAGCAGCGTAGGTCATGGTTTGATCAGTACCAAACCACTCGTTCTTAGTAGCCCACGCCTCTGCTTTGGGATCTGGTGCAGCCTGCCGCTGTGGTTGCGGGGCTATTTCCGGCTGTGCAGCAGCAGGTTCTGGTACAGCAGCAGTCTTTTCACGGCGGTTTTGTTGTTCTTCCAACCGGGATTGATCAATAGCAAGCTTACTTAAAGCTTTTTGCGCCTCGAACATTGCTTCAGCATCGCCGTCATCATAAGCTTTTTGATAGGCTTGCTTTGCAGATTCAATCTGAGACTCGATCCGTGACCCAAACTCCCCAACGTAAGATTGATCGAGTTTATCGAGTCTAGTCTTTAGTTCTTCATTCTGCTTTTTAACCGCTTCGGCAAACTCAATTGCAGCTTTTCTTTGTGCTTCTTCTTCTCTGTACCTTTGTGTCAGCTTACTGATACGTTGCTGTACAGACTTAGAATACTGGTCAAGCTCTTCTTCTTTGCTTTTTTCCGGCTGATCATCTGCGTTAGATAATTCTGACGAGGCTTCTGTTTCCTGCTCGTCATTATCCTGATCTTCGATGATTTCTACTTCTTTTTCTTTTTCTTCTACTTCTGCAATATTATCTGACACAATTATCCTCCATAAGTTTTTATGTCGTCTGGATCGACAATAGTGGCAATGACTTCATCGTCATTGATAATGCGAACCTCACCGCCTTCGATGTTGAATCGAGACCCGGCATAACGTCCGATACATACCCAATCGCCTTCCTTGCACCAAGGTCCAGCCTCGCCAAATTTGTCAAGGTCCTTGTATGCAAGAGGTCCAACTTTGAGTACATAAGCTACAACCGTAGCCCGTGACTCTCGCTCTCTTGCTTGATCGGGTACATAAATACCGCCTTCAGTTTTCTCACGACCCATATACGGCATGACAAGCAAACGCCAGCCTGTGGGTTGTGGTACTCTCTCTTTTAGGGGTTTTTGTTTTGCGGCTTCTTCAGCCTTTTTCTTGGCCTCGCGTTGCGCGAGAATGTAGTCAGGTACTATCAGTGTCTTCGACATAATTAACCTTTTTTAGCAGGGCCTTGAGTTCATCAAGAGCATAGGCGACACCCTGTATTTCGCCGACTCTTGCTTTGTAGTCTTCCCAGTTCTTGACATTACCATAAGTAATACCTTCGCTGAGAGACTCAATCCTTGAATTCAGTATTTTTTGATACTGATTGATAAACTGTAAAACGTCCACCTACACCCCGCAGTCACAATCTGATT